AAATGGTTGAGTGCTGAATGCATCCCTGTATATATAGTCACCAACAACTGGGATGTCACCTGCTCCTTTATGATAAAGGACTGAATATAAAGGAGTTATTAGACAAGCTGACGCTCCGTCAACTCCAAAGTTCTCGATGTCAATCAAGAATGGTTTAAACTTATTGTCAGCCATGACTGTGATATTTACTGTCTCAGGAGCTGATGTCCCAAAACAATTTGTTGCTGTAAGCTCCAAGCTGAACTCACATGTATCAACAACTGTCCCTGAAAGTATACCTGTATTAAGGTCGAACGATAGGCCGTTAGGAAGTATTGAAGAAAGACAAGGTCCGTTCAATGTAACAGTCCCATCACCTCCAACAACTATCGGAAGGGATGAAGAGCATACAACTCTTGATTCATTTATACTAACTGTAACATCTTGAACACCATACGTGCAGTCAGTCATGTTGAATACAGTACCTGTAGTACCTCCGAATAGTGTGTACTCATCACATGCAGCAGTAACGCTCCATGATGTAGGATTATTTGTTGCTTCGAACTGTATATTTACTGCTTGGTTTCTGACAAGCGTTAAGTCTACTTGATTAATAACTGGGTCAGCTACCTCAGCACAAGTACAAGAACCTTCTGCGTATACAACACCATTCTCATCTATAGCTACATATAGACCGACAGATGCTCCAGATATATTTATCTGATGGTATGCATTGCCTCCATTAAAAAGTGCAGCACCTGATGCACTTGTATATATCCTGTTACCAATTGTAGGTAGTGCACCACTTCCGTCATGGAAGTATTTTGTTGATGGTACTTGAGCACATATATTTGTTATGTTACCATTTGTAGGATCAATAAAGAAATCTATAAGTGTTGGATCGACCCTAGTTGCTCCAAGTCCATTACTATCTCTAGGTGCTGATATTAAAAGGTATGCATCTGGAACTGTAGAAAACTTATTAAATCTTAACTGCCCCGTACCATTGTTTACTAATCCATTGTAAGGAAAGGAAAGATTTATATCGTCTGGGTCAACTCCTGCTGCTATAAGTGCATTATAATTGGCCAAGCTATTAAGTCCAACATATCCGCTATCTCCTACTATTACATTATTCCATTGCAACTGAAATCTTACAGGTCTAGTTAATGTAGAGTAGTCAACACCTGCTATACCTCTATTGGCACTATAGTCTATATTTACAATACGCTCTGTGTTCTTACCGCTATATGTTATAATACCCAAATCTAAGTTGTCAGTATAGTCCCATATAAGGTACAAGTTTGGCAAATCATCAGGATTTGAGAATGTAAATGTTCCCTCCCATCTTTTTAATGGAACATTATATGTTACAGAAACAACTGTAGCTAAAGAAAGTATCGTATTCTTGTCGTTTGCACCATAGTCAACATCTGTCACTAAGTAATAGATATTGTTATTCATATCAGGATCAAACTGCCTAGCATTTGTCTTTGGATCTGTATCAAAACCTGCAATTACAGTAACAGTATCTCCATCAGATGGCATATAATCGACACCACCAATTCCAGTTCTACTATCAAACAATGCTATACCATTGCTAGGTATACCAATATTTGGTAACTTATATTCACTGCTTCCTGTATATGAGAATGCTTGATTTAAATTCATAATTTAATATCTTTATTTGATAGAACGTACCATATAATTCTTCCTTTCTTACCTCTAGCTTGAGTAAGTATAAATTCTGCTGTAAGTCCATTACAGTACTCAACTACAAACTTAACTGTTCTATTTGCTGCCGTCAAGTTTTGAGCTACAGTAGCTGTTACATTCTGCGACCCTGTTCCTTCAGTAGGATAGTCAGTAACCCAAGATGTTCCGTATCCAGTATCTTCAAGGCTTAATGTCCAATCAAGTATTGTGTTTATATTAAACAAAATATATCCAACAGGACCAACTCTAGTTACATTCAAGCTGTCTCTGCTAAGTGTCAGCATACATGGCACAACGCTCTGATTGTTTGTAGACAATACGTACATGTTATCATACGGGTCAAACGCTCCAATCTTCTGAGTTGTAGGATTGTCTTTAAGCAAATCTCTAAAGTAATCATTAAGACCGAATGAAGATATCTCAGTTATAATCTGATTATTTAACTTCAATACAACACCTCTTCTAGCATCAGTAAAATAAACATTGTCACCAGTCTTAGCAAATGACTCTGGGTTCCTACTGATTCCCCATTCTCCATTAACTGGTATTTGTGTACCAAGAACTTCAGGTATAGATACAACCTGACCACCACCAATAGAATCAAACAATACATTCTTTCCGTATAGCACGTTTGATACCTTGTTTTCTTGGAATACAACTAAGTTAGTATCTGTTGCGTATAACTTTTGAATTGATCCAAAGTCTCTATCTAGATACTTAAAGTTAGATGTAGATAAATTGAATTCATTAAGTCTATTTAGTGCTGTGTTGAATTGAAATACACCACTATAACATATAGATGCCTCGTTTCTTATCTGTCTGTAGTTTTCTACAGGTGTCTGTACACGTACACTGAATCCTTTAGTGGTCTGATTGAAGTCATCAAATATACGGTCAGACTCTAGTCCGTTACCCCAAGACCAACCATTATTATCAGTGTTAAACGACATTGGCTTGTTTATCTCTATAATAGCAGGGACTGAAGGTCCGTTTTGGTCTTGCTCATTAACTCCACTTAGAGATACAGTTCCAGGGGTTTCTGCTCCAGGTCCAGGAAATGTGAAATCTAATATAACTGAATATAAATCCTCTATACCATCAATTATATATATTCCAGATGGCATTAATAAGTCATTTGATGACACAACATTTATAGAGTCTCCTGCATTAAAATAATGAGGCACAGTCTTGTCGAATTGTCTTAATCTTGTTTTTCCAGCAAATGTTCCAGCTATTATAGCTTCATAATCGTCATAGTGCCATAATACTTGATGTTGTCCGTTTACAATTGGATATGTCTGGAACAGCTCATGGTAAATATCTGAATCATCTTCAATAGGTGAAGTTTCACAAATATTTAAGTTTTCTTGTTGAGTTATTTCGAATGATACAACAAATTTACTTTGTGGTCTTCCTCCTGGAGGATATAAACCTGCCGCGAATGACAAATCACCTCCAGGATTATCAGGCATACTAGATCCAATAAACATCCTTATAGGATACTTTTTAGACTCATTGGTTAGTCCAGCTCCTGAAGGATCATAAAATTGAACTTGATTTACGTTAAATGTAGTATCCAATCCAGGGAAATATCCAAAATCTCTACCTCTTCTGAACCTAACTCTAGACCCTTTATCATTGCCTCCATTTACATTGCTATATGAAAATAAATCTCTAGCACCTGACTCATACCACCACTCTTCTATATTTTCATAATCTTGTGGTGACGGAGGAAATGTTTGCAATAGTTGCTCTGATCCACTTGGATTATAAGTATCTTCTTTAATTTGTATTTTTATTACAGCACCTGTCAATATTTTTCTATCAGTTTCTGGTGTAGTATCGGACCAATTTGCACCTGGAACTATAGCTACAGCATTTCCTATTGATCTAGGATTAAGTCTAGTAAAACAATCTGTTGATCTGCAATTAAATATCCATTTATCTCCAACATTATATGTTGATTGATTAAATACAACCGTAAAGTAAAAAGCAATAACAGTAGGGATACCAGTAGAAATTGGTAGATTTGAATCTATTAATTGATTATAATTGGCAAATGAAAATAAGCTTATTGAATTTTTATATATAGAATATGTTGTTGGTGAATCAATTTGAATAGTTATTCTTACATCTTCAATACTATTGCTGAAAGTTGAACTATATAGATATATTCCACTTGGATCACTATTTCCATAATATATAGGATTATCAACATAATTAAAACCACTACTATCAAGTCCATCATTTTCTCTAAAAGGAAGTGGTGATATTCTTCCATTTGAACCATTATAATTGGTTCCACCTATACCTGTAGAACTATAATTTTGTATTCCAGATCCTGATAATTCAGTAGAACTGTCTACCTTTATTTTAAAATATAACCCAGCAATCTCAGTGGACCCACCTGCCAAAAAGTTTGCAGCTTTACTCTCTACCTCTAGTACTTTATATTTTTTATTTGAGTTTGTAGCACCTGCTGATGTTGATTTAAATATTACATACTCACCAACATTTACTTTATTTACATCTGATTCGTTTATCAAGAAATATCTAAATAGACCATCAGAATAATAAAGTATTGGGAATACATTATAGTAAGACTTCTTGCTTTGCTTAACATATACACGATAGTGTGTAGCCCAACAAGGAGGTTCGTTCTTTATGCTAAGAACAAGAGTATTTGGAGTTGATGAATTTGCTGGTGGTACGAATATAGTACTATTTGTTCCATTTGTAGGAGTCGTAGGAGGGGCAGTAAGAACTGTGCTCATACGTCCATAGTCATCCAAATAAACTAATCCAATCTCATAATCTCTATCAGATCTCCATGTTGATTTTGGATCAGCCTCAGTAGCAGCTACTGAAGGAGGATTTTTAACGCTTAACTGATAATTTATCTCTACATCGTTACCAGTACAGTCAACGATATCTCTAAATTGAACATAGTTTCCGTATGCAACTCTGTTACCAACAACGTCTTGCGCTTTAGCAAGTAACGGAACATTATCATATAACCTTGTTACTTGGTCGTTTGGCAGTGCTGCATATACCTTGTTGTTATTAAATGTAATTGTGTACGAACCGTTATTTGGGATATCAAGTTCATTCTTTGAGAATGTATCAACTATGCCAACATTAATGTTTTTAGTATCACGCACAAATACTTGAATCTCTTCAACAAATTCATCACCAGTCTCAAAACTAATTCTTATAGAGTTATAGAAGTTAGTCATTGACTTATTATTCCCTACACCATAGTCATACTCATACTCCTTTGGCATGAATGATACAGCAGAGAATGGGGACATTGCACTATACTGGTCATCAACATACTTATATCTATATGAGAAATATAAAAACTTCTCAGATAAGTTGTTTGTATCATTTACACTATCGTCATTATAAAGAAAAATGCTAGGCGCAAAAAGTGGTGGTGCAAGAATTACATCTATATCTTTATCAATCCTAGGATCATCTACCTGATATCCTGACACACCACTTGGGTCAGATTTTACTCTAGTAATATTTATTCGTCTAGGTGGATTATAGTCGTCAGTCCAATATAAGAAATTATTCTCGTCATTTCCACGAATGAAGTTTACTCCAGTAATAGGATATTCTTTTCTGAAGTTAAGTTTTGATGGAGTTGACGGAGTTGCCTTGTTAGATTGTAACACACGAACAGCTATACCTGTAGGTTCATCATACTCGTATATACCATCAAATGTATCGCAAGCAACAAACCAATATATCTTATTGAATGCCTCATACTCTACTGCACCAATTGTCTTAGCTAATTCCTCAAATGTAATTGGATCAACTACTACACGACCAGATAACTCAGCAATACTTACAGCACGAGTGTTACCCATCTTATTCTTGGCAACACCTGCATCCTCACCCTTACTGACGTTAACATCAATATTTAATGCATCCCTGTACTGATTCTTTGGTATCAACCTCTCATCGAGGTCTTTATTCATTGAACCACTGATGAAGGTATTATTAAATTCTGGCATATCTATTTAATTATTTTGTCCTTACCTCTCAGCACCATAATAAGTCTAGATGCATGTATATTTGAAAGTCTAAGTTTAGCATTTCTTAATTTTGCCGTCTTAGCGACCTGCGCTCTTCTAATTATATATTCTTGAATTCCATACTTGTTGTCAAGTATAGCCCACTTGATATATGCATATATGTAGTCCTCAGCTAACTTGTTTATAGTAATAGCGTCATCATTACCATTCTCCATGCCGTCAGATATGTACTCAATGACAATCAATTGATTCCTAACTCCAGAACTGAAGTCAATTACACCTGCTGCTCTATTTACAGTAAAGGTAGGATTTACGTTTGCTGTATCGGTCTGTAGACCGTAACGACTACCAATGTTATATCCAAAGTACCAATTCCCATTGTAAGACCATCCGTAGTATCCGTTAAATGTGCCTGGTCCAAAGTACTGCTGCTGTTCACCTCTCCTTATATCTAGAACTGATTCACCCGTAAGAACCTCTCCGTCTAAGTCAAATAATATGTTTTGATTATTATCTTGTAAGTATGCAGTAGCTGAGTTAGCACTTAGATTCTCATGTAATGGATATAGTACGCCCTCAATGTTTACAGATATTCTTACGTAGTTAACATAATCTGGAGGCATAATCAACTTAAGATTATCACCCATTTGGATCTCAATAATCTTAAAGTTTCTAAGGGCATCATAAGTTATCTCTTGAATACCTCTCTTAGCATGAAATATAACCTCATGTCTCTTTACGTTGTTAAGCAACTTATCGTCACCTATGTTCATCAACATGAAGTTGTTTACAACATCATCCATAGATACAAACTGATAAGAACCCCAATTTAAATTATTTGGAGTGTTACCATTATTTGTATAGTACTGAAGATTATTTATATATGCCATACGTTAAAGTTTTTTCTGTGAGTCCTTAGTCTCTTCTGCATCCATAAGCTGAACGACATCATTCTCACCGATAGACACGCCAGCATACTGTAATATCTTAAGAGCTAACTCTGCTGAATCACTAAGAGGCAACTCAAAGTCTTGATAGTCAGCAGCTGACTGATTAAATACAGGCTCACCACCTGCTAGAACTTGCCATGTCCATTTAGGATCAAATGGATGTCTTACGTAACTCATAACTACATTACTTGTAATTGTAGTTGGATAAACCTGTATACTTGCATTTGATGAGTTGTAGTCATTAAGCGTGTATACTGGATACTTAACTGTTGGTGCAGTAAGGTTAGAGTTAACTAAATACAATATCTTATTGAATGCTACCTTCTCTATTTCTGTTGAATTGTTATATGTAAGTCTAATTGCATGGTACTGCTTAGGTGTAAGTAAGTTATCGTCTCCAGGTGCAAAAAACTTACCAGATCCAGAGTCATATCCTAATGCCAAGTCAACTAAAAATCTATCTATAACTTCACCCAATCTTTCAGGTATGTTTGAATATCCTGAGTTATCAAGTCTAGCGTTTTGTTTATTTATATGATTGCTGTAATCGTAGAAGTATTGTTCGAATATCTCAAGTTGAGCCTGTCTAGCGAATAGATTGAACTCCTCTGGAGTAATATACCCTCTATTGTCCTTGCTCAATACAGCCAATACCGTATTTCTAACTTCATTTATCATAGTGCAAAGATAATAAAAAAAGGGTCAACAATGTGTCAACCCTCTTTTAAGCTTAATAGCTAAAACTATTATGCAACTGCAATACCAGAAACTGCGTAAGGTAGATTTGCTACTTCATAAGCAACAGCATACCAAGGAGTCTGCAATGCAGCAACTACTGCGTCTTGAATAGCATCACGCATAGTCTCGTCTCCTGCTCCAGCAGTAGCGTGAGTAATTGTGATTACATCTGTACTAGTACTTCCACCTTTATAAGCGATAGTAACTGTACCTGTAGTAGCTTGCTCAATTAGAACGATTCCAGTAGCAGAAACAAGTTGAAACTGCTCACCAGTTACAGGGATTTTTAAAAACTTCTCCATGTCTTTTTATTTTTTTTTTTGGTTAGTAAAGTACAAAGATATAAAATATTATGCTTCGTATTCTTTAGTTAGGAATATATAGAAATCTTGCCCATCTTCAGATTGCATCCATGCAGATAATGCACTCTCAGCACTCTCTCCCATAGGTACAGAGAACATTCGTTTTTTGTTGTCTTTTAAGTTGTAATGAACATCACGACCACCATTTCTAACCGATACATATCCATCCTTGATTGCTCTGAAGGCCATGTCATCTACCGCTAGTTCTGGGTCATTAATTGCATTCATGAACTCCTCAGTGTAGTTTTCAGCAATATTCATCACCTCCCACTTAAGTTCATTTAATGACATCTTTTCAGTATTCTTTTCAGTAAAGATTCTTATTATAGATGCCATCTTGTCAGGACTCAATGATCGTGCCTCAATCTTAGCATCAAGAATTAAGTTCTCCATGTTAAGTTTTTCCTCAGCATCCTTAGCAGGATCCCATTCGTAGAATACATCTCCATTGCTTGGGTGTAAACTTAAGAACTCATAAAGAACTGGATTTGTGTCTGGCACTGTAAGTACCCCATCTTCAAAGATAATCGGCTCTAAAATAGAGTTCTCATCTTGCTCATCTTGAAATGGTGACGTTTGATTACTTGCATATCGCAGACTGCGATTTTTCTTTTTCTCTTCATCGAAGTGTAGTAGTCTTCTAGTAGGAAGATCTCTAGATTGAAGAATAAATGATACTGGTGATTTCTTGCTATTAAGCAAGAATGTTCTTGTTGTTTTCATTTGATTTTAATTTGAATTATAAGAAAAAAAATAGAGAGGGACACTGATGCCCCTCTCTAGGTTGTTTTTATTTGAAGATAAAGAAGTTGTTAGCTCCAAGTGTACACAACGCTCTTTCAGAAAGGAAGTGTACTTCCATTGCATCAAGATCGCTAGTTTGTGCTCCACCTGCTGAACCAGTCAACCAAGTCTTATACTTACGATTCTCGTTTGCTGTCTCACGGTAACGAACGTGCAAGAACGGACGAGTTGTGTTTTTACCAAGAACTTGGTCATAAACATTCGTTGATCCTGCTGGAACTAATACACCGTTAACAACACCACCTACTAGACCTCCACGAAGAGTAGCATCATTCAAGTACTTCCAGTCAGACTTGTAGAAATCATAACCACCTCTACGGAATCCTGTAAATCCAAGATTGATTGCCATTTGCTCATCGTTATCGAATAGACCATAAGATGTACCACCAACTCCGTAAGAGTTTTGAGCAGCCAACATATCGTCAATATTCAAAGAGAATGTACGGTTAGCGAAGATAGTATTCTCAGCGATTGCACCTTGCTTATCCAAACGATTAAGAATTGTATCGAAATCATTCAATGTAGAAGGAACACCACCTGACCATACGTTACCACGCTCTTCGATAGAAGAAAGTAAACCTTGAGATCCTTTGTTACCAACATCACCAGTTACAGCGATAGCTCCAGAACCTGCCTCAGCCTCAACGTGCTCAACCATCATCATTTCAAGGTAATCTTCGAAACGTAGACGAGTCTCATGCTTAGACTTCAAGTACCAAAGGTATCCCATTCCGTTATCACCTTCAACTTCGATCCATCCGATTTGAGCCATGTCAGAACCAGAGATAGCAAACTTGTCCTTGATGATGATAGGAGAAACTTCAAAGATTTCAGTTTCAGCCTCCAAAGAACCTTGCATTCCATTAGCTCCTTTTTTGAATTCAGAACCGTAAACGAAACAAGTAACTACTGCACCTAAAGCAAAAGTCTGACCACCTGCCTCATAGTAAGCAACTGTAAATGTAAGACCAGATACAGCTGTGATGATAGCTCTGTTAGCTACAGAAGAAGCGTTAGCTGAAATGAATACAGTCTGACCAACACGGAAGTTACAAGCTGTAATACCAGCATCAGCAACTGTCAATGTAGCTGTATCAGAAGTGATAGCCGCACCAGAAGTAACGTTAATATACTTAGTGTGAAGACGACCTTCTTCTGACCATTTAATCAAGTCAGAGTTAGAAGGAATTTCAGCACTCATGTTACGAAGGAAGGACCCGATAGAACGATCTCCATAACGTCCGAATTCTTTCTCCATTGTATCAGGTAGATACTGGTTTAAGAAATCGAAATCATTGCTACCTAAATAGTTGCTCTGCAACGTAGCCTTTTTTGAACTTGGTTGTAACTCAAACGTAGGAGTTACCGATAATGAACCTGCCATTTTTTTTAGTTTTTGTTTTTACTTTTTATTTTATACTCTATATTGTCTCCGTCTAAGGATCTAACAGTGAAGCCTTGCTTTGGTGTTACCGTTGTTGCAGGACGACCCATGTCTATATTCTTAGATTCAACAGCTATGTTTTCGACACCATCCGATTTGCCCTTCTCATAAAAGAATTTAGCAAACTTATCTGGGTCTGAAGCAATGGTAATAGCTCTGTGAAAAAGTTCCGCATCTTTAACGTAACCGTCTTCATTTAAAAAGTTCTTAATGAACTTAGTAATATCTGACTGCTCCTTTATTGCCTTTGTATCTGACGGCTTGTAAACAACCTTGTTGTCATCGATATTAAATCCGAAACCTTCGAACTTATCTGAAAACAACTCATTTGTTTTAGCTTCAAAATACTCAGACCTTTTGCGTGCCTCTTGCTCAGATGTTGTCACCTGTTGCTTATATTGCTTATAAGATTCAAACTCATCCTTATCTTCATCTGGAACAAAACTCTTACTTGACTCAAGCGGAATTTTATACTGCTCCTTCTGATCTTCTAGATATTGCTTGGCTCTTTTTAGCTCTTGTTTTAATGCTAACTTTTTAGATTTGATATCCTTCTCATCATCGAAGTCTTCATCGTATGAAAGCTCTTCAATCTTAAATGAGATATCCTCATCGTCAAACTCTGGATTTGAACTCTTATAGTATTCATACAAGACAGACTTTTCATCCATCTTATCGAAGTCCTTGTTAAGTCGTACAAAATCTTCTATTCCTCTACCAGTGTCTCGCTTAAACTTTAAAAAAGCAGCAGCGTCTTCAGGTAGTTCATCGTTAGCTTCTCTTTGCGCAAACAAATCATCTAAAGAGTTTATCTCTTTATTGTATCTGCTTCTAAGATGTGAAAGAACGTCCTCTTCTTTTATATCATTAGTGACAGGTACTGCCTGTTCACTATTTATTACTGTCTCTTCAGTTACCTCAGCTATTGGCTCATCGGTTACTGATTCAGTTGCATCTCCTGCAACTTCTCTCTCGTGTCTATCTACGAGTTCTTGTTCGTGTTCAACTACAGACTTCTCTTCGAACTCTACAGCTCTAACTTTGAATTCACTCATTATATTTGATTTAATTTGTTACAAAATTAACTAAAAAAACAATATTAGCATTTTGGTGCTTTTGGCATCTTAAACTTAGGCACTCCTTTAGACTTTATTGTCTTTGCTATAGAAGCCTTTTTAGGGCTAGGTGTTTTTATACTTTTCATGATCCTTTTATCCATTTCTTACTTGGTGAAGAAGTCTTACTAGGACTCCACTTAACTTTGTCTGCCCAGTAAGCAGCTGATAATTTTCCTTTTGATATATTCTTTGCGTGTCTACTTTTGAATGCCTCACGTTGTCCGACAGTCTGATTAGTCTTTACACCTTGCTGCCCGAAATGAATTAATTTATAAACTCCATTTTCTGAAGCCATGACAACATGACTTTTATTTGGATTATTTGGAGTTTTTTTAGGATTATTAACGGATTTTAATCCATTTTTGTCCATTATTGATTTTACTCTACTTGGTATAGCCATTGGTACATTTTTTTAATGTGTTCTTTAAAATCTTTAAAATCTAAATTGCTTTTTGCTCTATTGCAATATACACAACACGGGACACAATTATTAACTGTATATCCTTTATTAGTATCAAATCTATCTACTCCAGTAAAATATATTTCATAATCAGATGGGTTTACATTTGGAGAATCTTTTTGAAGTGATGGAGCATTGGATATACAATCCCATTTTTTAGGATTAGATCCGCAATAAAAACATTTTTGTGTAGAAATTTTACAAAAATCATTATAATCTAATTCCCATGAAAACCCTCTTTTTTTAGCTCCATTAATATATCCACTCATTCGGCTTTTAATAGATCTTCTTTGTTTAGAAGTGAATCCAAATTCATCATATCCGCATCCACATGTTTTTTGATTTTTTATAGCTGAAAATTTCCAAAATCTTTTAATTGAACCACATTTGCATATGCAATCATAAACCTTATTTTTACCTACTAATAAAGTTTTGTCAATTACAAAATGACCAATAATATCACCACTTTTTACAATTGGTGATTTAACTTTATCTTTCATTTCTTCTTAGCGGTTTTAGCTGCCTTCTTGAATGCCTTAGCTGTAGGCGCACCTTTAGTTCCTGGCTTTCTCATTTTCTCTCCAGAGCCTGCCTCAATACGCTCTCTTTTAGCGTGAATATTTGCGTATAGTCCTTTCTTCATATTACTTAGGTCCAAATGATTCTAAATCAAATCCCGATAAATCGTCTTCAGCACTCTCAAAGTTTTTTGCAGGAAGCTGCTTTTGTCTTTGTTCGATGAGGTCTGATTGTCTAGTTGCTTGTAGGTCAATTCGTTTGTCCTTAGCTTTTTCCTTATCTGCTTCTCGCTTCTTAAGTCCATCTACTTCAATTCCTTTTAATTGCATATTGTATTCAAATTCAATCTGCATCAATTGCTTCTTTAGCTCTACTTCCATCTGCAATTTTTGCATCTCTAACTGAATCTCAGTCTGCTTAACTTGAGACTTTACCTGAGCCTCAGCCTGAACCTTTTGAATGGCAGCATCGGCAGCAGCTTGTTGAGACATAGCGTTATTATTTGCTTGCATCTGTGCGACTTGGTCTTCTCTCTTCTGCATAGCTAAAAGTTTACGCTTACGCTTAACCTTCAATAGTTCGTTAGCTACCTTTATATTCTTTACGTTTCTTATATCAATCGCATCCTCTAGGTCAATTGCATCTCTCTGTAAAGCTATCTGAATATTTCTCTCTAGCATCTCCTTCTCGTCCTCATCTGGGTCAAGCTCAATGAATATACCAAAGTCATATAGATACAAGTCCTTAACATCATTAAGTATTCTCATGTTATACTTACCAATCTGCATTGCAAACTGATCTGCAAACGTAGCGTAGTTAAGTATGTCTGCTATCCTAATAGATATACATTCAGCAAGTCTCTTAACGATAGACATACTTGCCTCCATTACGTGTCTAGTTGCTGTATTACTATTCAATGCCGCTAACTTCTGAACACCAACAAGTGCATCAGGGTTAGGCATTGATCCATCACGAGCTTCATTCAGTCCAGTGACATCACGAATCATACTAAGGTAATGGTTATAGCTTCCGATAAGTGCAGCAATCTTAGACTGACCGCTATTACTGTTTAATTCTTGAATAGGAACTCTAGCATTATTGAATTCGCCATCACCAGTATAAGACCTACCAATAACGGAACCTGTCTGGAAGTATAACTTAAGTGCGTCCTCTGGATTGTAAGCGGCTCCTGTCCCAAGGTCAACTTCATTCAATCCATCTGCATCGATAAACACCCCATCAGGAACAATCCTTGCTTGTACTTGCTGTAGCTTTAAATGTATTAACTGTATCTGGTCAGCAAAAGGGATCATTCTCTTAACTAGTGAATCAATCTGCCCTTTATACATTCTAGGCGCAAACAATACATAATTAGCAGTAGCTTTGTTAGATGCAGATTTAGGACGAACCATATTCTTACACATCTCCCACTGAAGTATAATATTAGTACCAGCTACAATTACACCTTCGTACCAAACCTCTTTGCTAACCTCTACTTTTTGGAACATCTCATTATCCTCTGGATTAAATGAGTCATCCTTTCTAATTACTTTAGACCCGCCATTCTCTAGATTCTTTTTCTTATAGACAAACTTCTTATCTGTCTTATAATTAAAATATAAAAGAGTAACTAACTCGTTAGAGAATATATCGTCTTGGTACTTATATATTACTGGGAATGCGTTATACCACGCACTTCCTGACTGTTGAATTTCTAACAATTCTTCCTCACTGATGTCTGGCTTAATTTTCTTAAGCTCAGTAAAGTGCATCTGTTTAATCTCACCAAAGTAATAGCAGTCAGAGAAGTCAGGCTTTTCTGTATAACTGTAAATCATGTTCGCTGGATCAACGTACTCAACTGATACACCTTTTCCAGGATAGAAGCTATGCTTAACTGCACCGATACCAATCTCAGTCTGGTCCTTGTCTACCATCTTTCTAACGGTAGAAAAGTCATTCATCTGAAACACTGTATCAATAGCTATTTCCTCAGCTATTTCTATTGATGGCTTGTACTTAAGATTCATGTAAAGAGATAGCTCTTCATCGTTCTCAGGTAGCTCATCTGGATCAACATTAAATGCGTTGATACCTAACTGATCTTTAGCCTTCAATAGTAAATCCTTAGATACCATGTCAGCCTCAACCATGTCTTGAAATAAGTTCTTCTTCTCAGCCGACATTATGTCTTGGGCCTGTGCCTTTACAGCATAAAGTCTGTCAGACATACCGTTAACAACTATGTCAACGAATTTAGGTATGATTGGAACAATGTCCCAATTTAAATTAAGATACGATAGATCACCATCTACAGAAATCTCATTCTTATATTTTTGAATAGGTTGCTCTCCACGAGCATAAAGTCTAAGTTTATGAAACTGCCCAAACTGATCGTAGTATCTACAAGATCCTCCTTTTCGACGAAACCACTCGTTTTCTATAGCCTTCCCGACTCTTAGTCCGTATTCCATTGTTGCCTTCTCTTGGTCAGAAGCTAACTGATTTGGAAATGGAGCGTTACTTATAATTATCTCTGGGATCTTCATTCTTTTATAATACTGCTATTATTTTGCGAGTTGTCGTATCTCGCAAATTTAATCATTATTTTCGACTTTTTGGTCTCTGTCTTGAATAGATGCTTACGTGTAGCCATTATTGCAAGACCAGAACTAATGGATGCATCAAACTTTGTTCTATTGTTTATATCGTATCTAGCCCAATCCTCAAGTGTTCTAGTGAAATACATATTTCCAATTAGGTCTGAATCTCTGTACGTCTCTTCTGTATCAAACCCTACGTACTGTTCTACATAAGACTCTATACATGCGGCATGGGTTTGCTTAATGTCTTCAGAAGTCTTCGGTATACCACCAATTTCAATCTCAGTCTTACTTAATTGAGCAACATTCTTGTCAGGTCTATTCATAGAAAATCCTCTATAGCCTCTATTCTTAAAGTGGTACAGCATCCTTGCCTTGTTGTTCTCAGCCAACACAGGCATACCATAAAATACGCAAGCCATAAGCACTTCCTCAAAGAATATATCTGCCGTCTGCGGCCTTGCTACATACTCTAAGAAAAACATATTTGACGGAACCTCTGGATTTAAAGATGTGCCAGTTAAACCATGTAGTGCACCGTTAGATCCACCACCACCTACAACTCCAGATATGTCATACGGGTCACACCCAAATGCGCCGAACTCCTCATTGCCTGGACATCGCTTGCCGTTTCTCATTACAACATTATTCCTTAAGCCATCTGGTGGAATCCATGATATTAAGAACCTGCCACGTGAGTCAGGAGTCCAAATAACCTCTGTATCCTTCTCTCCATTTCTCCAACTAAAAGAACCTCTAGTAAGTACCCTGTCTCTTATAAGCGAGTCGTTATAATCTATCTGTTGGTATATCTTTGTGAGATTGAATAATGACTGCTTAGACTCATCTCTAAATGCATGAGACTCAGTTCTAGGATACTGCCTGTAGAATTCATTGAGTGCATCAGCATCATGCTTCAGTGCCTCAACCTCATTCTCCCAATATGTGACAGCACCTACCTTAATGTCTCTACCATCTATACCCATTATTGGAGTCTTTGGATTATCTATAACAGCAAAGCCGTATTCATCAATAAATCCCTCCATATTGTATTCCATCGGAATAAACAGAGAGTATAATCCACTTTTTGTCTGACCGTTAGCATTACGCTTATTAGGATCTGAATCATAATATAAATCTTTGAAGTTTTGTCCACCTTTAGCTAGTGCATTAACAGTTGACCCCATCATGCACTTCCCTACTATCCTGCTACCTAAACGAAGACAAGTCTTAGTTACTCGCCAATTATTTAATATGTTATTTGGTACAAGCCATTTTCCAGATTCGTCATGAACTAGGTTTAGTAGCTTCTGACCATCATAAGAGTTGTCCGCAGTATTAAGCCAGTCAATTGTTGTGTCAAGACCTAATATCTCATCAGTATCAGTCTCAGACATGTTCTTCTTTGTAATCTTCTTTGCAGGAACCCTAAACGATAACTCTGTCTTGGGATTGTCCATACCATCTTGGATTGGCTTAAAGAAGAATGGGTAGTTCCTTACGATAGGAACAACCTTATTGATAAACATCTCCTTAGCATCAGCTCCTGTCTTTGATAGTATCCCTAGCTTCGCATCTTTAGATATAGTACCAATGTTTGCCGTCTCAGATGAAGACATAAATGAAAAACCACTACGCCTGTTCTTTAGGTAGCACATACCAAAACATCTGTCGTCAGCTTTGCATGCCTCCCAAAATATATGAAAGATTCTATTTGATTCACGAAAGTCAGGAAGACCAACGTCAATCTTAGACCACTGCAAGTACATATAATGACTGCCAGTTATGTACGTAGGCTTGCCGTTATTCATGAACCAATGTCCAAACTCCCTACTCTCAAACTCTTGCTGTATGTAATCTACCCATTTTACCTTGAACTCATTTGACTTTGAGTTCCATTCAAATATTGTCTTTATTCTAGCAAGTTCTTGTGGATATTCTTTTGGCTCCCATTTGTTGTTACCTTTCGGTAAGTTACCTTTTGGTAAGTTTGGAAGACCTATCTTTAGTCCATTAATCTCATATATATCACCAAGACTTCCGTCCTTAGATATAACAACCATGTCGTACTTCTCATTGTAGCCATAATCCCAACTCTTAGTTCTTTTTACAGAGTTAGCTATGTAGTCTGGAAGGACGCTATATAGACTCATTTCTTTTTCTCTTTAGCCATTGACTCAACAAAGCTAGTTGGTATCTCTGCTGCCTTTGCTTGTACTGCTGACATGTCTTGAGCATTACTTAACTGTTCAACTCTCTCAAGCATATACAGTGCATCATCAAATGCAAGCCTCTTTGCAGCAGCTGCATTCTTCATCTTGTCGGCTGACAGTGCATCCTCTGGGTTTGAAATAATTGGATCACGAAGAACACCTATGAGTTCATCTATCCCAACCATTGCAGCTTTTAGGATTTCTTCTCTCTTATTAGACATATATTTTGTGTTCTCATTCTGTACAACAATCTATCATCTATTCTGAACTCATATTCAGTCTCAGGACTGAAAACTACTTGGTCGCCTTCTTGGACGTTTTCTTGGTCGTCATTCTTATAAACCATCGTACCAAACAGTGCTTCGTTTATCTCTCCAGACAGTATATCTTTACCCTCTGACTTTATTGGCTCAACAAAACAGTATGGCGATGGTGCTTTCCAATCTCCATTGATTTTCTTATATAAGAACAATTCCTCAGATGTGACTAAGAATGTATTGTCCTTCAGGAAAGACCAAGAGCTTTTCTCCATTCCTTTCATGTCGTAATACAATCTAAATACGTTATGATGAACTATAACTATATCTCCTGCCTCTATTGGACCGTTATAGTATAGAGGAGTAGACATAACAACACCTTGCCTGTTAGTAGTAGTATGATCTTCTTTGGATGTAGATGTTATCAATTCTACTCCGTCAATTTCTTTGGTGTTGCTATATCTTTTTCCCCCAACTGGCTGTACGATAAAGCAATATGGTGATTGCATTAGAAGTCTATTTTATATTCAATAGTGATTGGAACATTGGCATTCAATGATTTCCATTTTACGATTTCATCTTCCTTCTTGATATATATTACAATATCAAGACCTTCATATCGTATTGTATCTATAGAGTAAGACTTGTCAAGTACCTGCTGCCCAACGACATAATGCATAGCCTTCAGGAGATCTAAACCTATAGATATCTTGCGAATCATTTAAAAAGCCCTGATTGTGAATCAATAGTAACTTCACCATATTTAGATACAAGTTCTTCTTGCAGCTTATGCAATGAATTTTCAGTTGCATCTAATATGTCTAAACTTCTTTTTTGAAATAATGAAGCGTCAGCTACTCTACCTTTGGCATTTAAGTATGCTTCATTAAGACCCTTAAGTCTTTCAAACTCCTCTTCAGTGAGTCCTTTTTCTTTTGCCATTTTGATTTGATTTAATTAATAGTGTCGCAAATATAGTAGATTTTTGTGACAAAAACTAGTATACTCTAATTTCTATATATTGGTCTTGTCCAAGGCCATCTGTCAGTACATCATTCTGATAGACATTAAATGTAACTACATCTGAACTTGTTTTCGTGAATGCAATCCTTACATCAGTAGCACTAACCGCAGATAGCCCTGCTATAGTAGTAACATTACCAACAAAACCATTAATCAATGTGGCTGTATAAATACCCGCAGATGATCTAGCCCAAACAAGTGGACCAATAGTGTTAGTACCAACGATAGTAGGAACTGGTGCGTTAGTTCCTGTCTGGGTCATAAAAGCTCTATACACCTTACATCCTGCAAGCTCTGCTACATCTCCAGCTGAAACATTCTTAGTAGCTCCACTGATTCCGTCAGAGGCAAGTATCCTGTCATTTATTCTTACTGACTCTACTGAGTAATTGTTAATTTCTCCCATAGCACAAAGATAATTAAAATTAATTTATTGGAGGGAATGGTGGTGTAGTGACTTCAAAATCTGTAGGATTCCCTAATACTATTTTCAATGATTCATCAAATGTGATGTAATAAAAGATAGGTGTATCCAAATTAGCAGTTTGATATTCTACCCAATTCTGTGTAACGTCATCAGGTGCTACAGGAATGCCGTAGTAAGTATCACAAGCCTCTCTAGCATTAATTGCTTCTTGCTCTGTATTGTATTTATATCCGTTTATCTCCATTAGTAGATTGAATAGAATGTGTTAATGTTTGTGTTTATTGATGAATAAGAACCATTATTTTTCTGTACATATCCATTTGTGGCATCATAATATTGAGAAAATAATGAATATGGAGTTGGTTTACTTCCCGATATTGCTACACTACTTGTAGAATTATTTATAGTAAATTGTCCAAAACTAGGTGAACCATCTCCTAAATTGCTATTTCCTCCATTAGCATTTGAGAAGTCATCACCTGAGCTTGGAGCATAACTTATCACACCTCTATATGAACCAGATGAAGTTTCTTTAATAACATAAAAATGTGACCTTTTGTCTAATCGTATTAACCCAGTTGTAGTGTTTTGCATATAGGTTGCAGATGCGCCATCAAACTGAATACAAGGCTTTGAATTTTCTTTTATTATAGTTCCACTTGATACAATCTTAGGCTGATTGCCAGCGGTAGATTGAGTTTGATTTTTCCCGTTTCCGCTTTGGTCGTACCAAGTAGTTACAAATCCATTACCAGCACCCACAAATGTGGTAAGTGCAGATTCATCTAATAAATTGCTTCCGTCATATCCTATGTCTTGCTCTGTATTATCACTTGACCTTCTTACTCTAATAAGTGAGCCAGTATATGTAGAAGACAATCTTCTTGCAGCAGAATAAGCTAAAGCAGCACCTGAATAGGTGTCAAGCAATCCAGTGAATGCTGGCACACCTGGCTGCACTAAATATGGATTGATTATCATGCTCTTGTTCCTATGATAGTAACTTTCAAACCTTTTGCAGTACCATCGCCAATTTGGTCAATGTCAATAGTTATCTCAGCATCATCTGCTAGTGCAGTGTCAGATACAACCGCTGGTGTTGCTGCCGTTGTAGATGTCTTTTCAGTGTTATCTATAGTTAGCTTTGTAGATAGTATAGTTGTACCACCTTCATTGATGTCAACAGTGAAGATACTACCTGATGCTTGAGCAGTTGAAAGAGATGCACGAACCGCAGTAACTGTCATAGCGTAAGGCATTCTGAAAGTAACCTTTGCAGTACCAGTTGTTAGTGCTGTAGTTTCATCTGACGCAGCCACCTGGATCTCAGTAGGTAACGATGCCCAATTAGTTACTCCAGATCCAGAGTTTGTTAGAAATTGACCAGCAGAACCTACAAATCCAGGGAAAACAAAAGATGTAGTTTGAGCCATAAATTGAGGAGCTTTTAGCTGAACATAATCTGAACCAGCATCAAAGTCTTCATAAAGTTTTATGGAACCAGAATTTGTAGTGCCTTGATTAAATACAACTTCACCTCCGCTAAATGTAAGTGATCTTCCAGACATTGTAACAGTCCTGTTCGCGTCTAACGTACCGTCACTATTATATATATTAGTACTAGCTGCTGATGCCTCTGCTATAATATCGTCAATAGTGTATACTTCTTGATAGCTATTGCTTAAAGCTGATCTGTTCTCTGGTACAGGGACATTTGAAGATATCCCAATAAACTTAGTGCCTGATGGTATTGCTGGCATAATATTATGTTTTATGCAAAGATAGTTAAAATTATCTACCTTGAGACTTGTAGGTCTTCTTGTAGTTCTTGCTAGTCTTTAGCTTGCTAGTCTTTGTTTTAGAATGAACGCCTGGCCTGCTGACCTTCTTCTTCTCAAGTTTCCCT